ATTTGGATTCTTTTAATGCTGTATTTACTAGGTCTTCAGCAACCGATGCTTCCACCTGACTGGCTTTATCAGTATTTCTTGGCACAGCCTGCACAGTTGGTAAGTTGTTTGAAAGGAGATAGACTATCAAATCAACAACAGTTCCACCAAGGTTTACAACAATCTCGAGTTCTCCCTCTTTAGTAGCTCCGTTGAACTGTCTATAATTCTTACCAAGATAAAAGTCTCTGTTGTTCTCTAATCTAGTCTTAAGCTGAGAGTAAACCAACTCTCCACTAGACCATCTTTTCATTATTTCTATAGCAGCTCGTTGACCTTGTGATAGGGTTTGGTATTCTGTAGTGCCTGGGATTTTCTCTTTTATTGCAGTTAAAAAGTCGGACATACTGTTATGTGTTTACTATCTGTACCAAACAATTCAAGTAGACTACCTCGCAAACGGGATAAACCCACCTATCATATCTTTGACTACTGTACTAGCACTCACCATATCCCCACCCTCCCAATCGTCTAACCTTTCATCTAAGTCATAGAGAGTTATGCCAGCACTACCAGACGCTGGTGCTGATCCATTTGCACCACTTAGAATAGATACACCATTCTTGAACATTGTATAGGTCGTACCCTCGACCTCAATCTCTATAGTGTCCCCACTTGCAAAGGTTGTGGTATTTTGTAAGGCGATGGCTGTATAAGCCCCAGCATTGAACCAGTATATCCTGCTCTTATTAGAGGAAGAATCCCTCTTGTACTGACAGAAACAGTAATCAGTGGCGTTTGCCCTAACAATAGTCCCCATAAGAGAAGTGCCTGATGAGGGTAGAACTGAAATGGTTGCCTTGGAATATTGATCGTTAGCAAAAGAGTTGGCGTTCCAGAACGAGGCGTTGTCGTAAGAACCCTCTCCACCTGACTTAGCCTCGTTTGATGCTATTACTGGTTGGTTGTCTGTGTAGGCTGTTGCAGCCTCCGACCAATTCGCACCTAAAGCCCCGTCTGCTCTGTTAAAGTTGTCTGTTGCTACTACGCTTCTAGTTGCCACCTAAGATTATCCGATCTTTATCCCAACCATGCATAACCTCGGAGTTAGCACATAAGTTTATAAACTGCCTAGCATCTAGGTCTTCGTTTTCGTTCAACCCCAATCTTTGGAATATCAGTCTGTTCTTGGTTCTTCTAGCTTTTGGTGTATCTCTTAATCTATCTGTATCAACGTTTGGAAAGTCAATTACACCGGCTTGATTTTGCAATGTGAGAAGTTCCTGAGCTGTACCCTGTGCCTTGATTAGGTAATAATTCTTGTTGAATATGGGAACACCTGACCATGTTAAGTCGTTGCAATACTTAGGCTCTTGAGGACTCTCCCTACTATACGGAGGCTCGGTCATTGGAACTAGAAAACACTTAATCATAGCTCATACCCCGTAATCGTAATATAGACGTTTCCCGCACTCGTAGTGACGAGTAAATCGGCTGCATCTTCCCCACTAAACCAAGGCGTATTAAATGTATGTGAGACACCTGAATTGGCTGCAAGTTCGAATTTCATAACCGCTTCATCGCCACCAGCTTTGTCGTCTTCAAAAGTAACTGTAGCGGCTGCACTTACGTTTATTATCAAATCCGTAACATACCACCTTTTCCCTGCTGCCGGACTCCAAACGATTCCGTCTGTAACTGCTCCCGCATTGGTGTAGTATTTCTTGACGTGAGATGTTCCTGCTGTTGCTAAATCGCTTTCAGGTATTGCAGTTCTTAGTTCTCTAAAGGCGTTAGTAGTAAGCGGGGTTACATCCCCATCAGTGTTTGCTGTTGTGGCAACTTGTGTAACACCGCCCACTAAAAGGTGCTTAGAGGTATCGGCTGTCCAATCTGCATCATCTACAAAGACAGTATCATCTAGTAATTCCGTAGCTGTCTTGACTGAGGTGATATCGGAGTTTGTAACTGCTACTGTTCCGTCTACTGTGATTGTGTTTCCACCGTCTTGTATGTTAACTGCTGCCGCACCCCCTGCGTTATTGATGGTTACATCGCCAATGTCTGTGCCTGTAACTAGCTTGGCGTTTATTGCAGCTAGTGTTGTCTGGGTAGCAAAGTCCTTAGCAGCTATTGTATCCAGTACGGCATTATCTGTTGCTCCAAGGTCTACTGTTCCCGTAATAGTTGTTGTAGGCATTGTTAGTACGTCAACCTGTAAGTTACCGTCTGAATCGGTCTTTACAGTTTGAGCATTAGTTCCATCTTGCCCTGCCATTAAAATACCCTTAGTAGGAGTTGCTGACCCGTCTGTTGCTACCGTATCATCAAGTAGTTGAACGGAAGTGACAATGTTGCCTGTATCTCCATCTATTGTTGTAAGTAAACCCTCAATCCCATCGACCCTACCATCAACAGTTGTCAAAGTAGTGTTTGTAGTGCCGATGAGTGTTTCTAAACCATCAACATGGCCTATTATTGTTGTTAAATCTGAATCAATGTTATCGAGTACCGCATTGTCTGTTGCACTTAGTTCGGCTGTAACAGTGCCCGTAACAGTAACATCATTATTTGTACCGAGATTGACAACCAATCCGCCTACCGTTTCTAAAGCTGCTTGAATAGCAGTCGTATCTCCTGCGATGGTATCTATTTTGGTGGAAAGGTTGGAAGTATCAGCGTCTATTGTGCCTAGTAGAGTTTCTATGCCGTCTACATGACCGATGATTGTGTCCTGTTTGGTACTTGTTGCAAGCCCTGTGGGGTCTATAGAAGCCGAAACTGGTAATGGCTTTGATGCCGAAACAGGCGTAAGAGCATTTCCTGCGTCTTCCCACATTATCGCTGTACCTACTATTGTTGCGTCTGTGTCGCCCTCTGTGTATTGTGTACCACCACCAAATGATGCTATTTGATCGCCTGATGTATCTACAATAGCCACTGTAAGTGGGTTTGCGTTGGTTAAGTCTTTAACTGTTGCTTTGATATCGGAGTCAACTCCGTCAAGAATAGCTCCGTTTCCAGCTCCTCCGGCTACTATGTTTACATCAAGTGCGTTATTTGCCCCACTGGTAGTAATTGTAGCCGTTTTAGTTCCATCGGTGAGTTTATGAGCCTCACGAGATCCAGTACTACCTACAAATGTCTGACCAATGGACTTATATCCCTGAATACTCTCCAGTTTTAAATCTCTGATCTCAGAGGCAAGTTCTTTTAAGGAGTTTAGGATATCCTTTGATTCTTTTAAATTAAAATCCCCGGTTACTTCTTGAACTTTAGGGAAGTTGCTAACTTCTACCTTACCCACAATATCCATCTTAGTCGGCATTTCAGGTTGATTTAAGACTTCGACCTTCTTTACCCCCCTAGATAAAGAGATAAGATCGGAGAGAAGTCTCTCGACAGTAGAGTTATCTAGTTCAATGCTATTAACTCCGCTAAGCAAAGCGGAAAGTTTATCTTCTAAGTCTTTAGTATTGAGTTCCTTCTGATTGGAGACTTTGACCTTTAACTCTTTTCCCTCAAGACCTTGAAGTAAAAAATGGATTGCTTGCAGTTTCTCATAAAGAAGGGGAGAAACCTTGTCGGCTTCCTTGTTTATGACGTTTACATTGTATGTACTCTTTTGAAGATTACGAAACCAAATTGCAAGAAATGAAGTTAGATTGTGATATATGTTATCCATCCATGGCACACTAATATAACGTGTAGAAGTTTCAAGTTAGCTGTAAACGACAGTGATATCTACGTTTGCAGTACCTGTAACAACTGTTAGTCCGTTAAGAAATCTAGCTTCGTACTCTGCCACCATTGGGCCGGAGGAGGTTAGGGATGCTGGAAGTGTAATGGTACCAATCTTTGTTCCTACTGCTGCTGTATTATCGTATATTGTGATAACACCGTTAGCGAGGGGAGTATTGATAACGATTCTTTCAAGCTTGCCTCTACCAGATTTAACTACAGTTGTTGTCTGAGTTGTGATGTTTGTGTAATTCATAAGTCTTTTCTATACCATTCACAGAAGACTTCAAGTTAACGTCTGTAGGATTCTGGAGGAGCAAGTGGTTCGTAGGTCTTAGCTCCCCAAGCTACTAAAGCGAGAGCCATAACTAGGTCTGTGGACAGATCCTTATCCTCTAAGTTGGCAGGATAAGTTCTTAGTTCTTCTACCAATTGCTCATGGTAAGCCATGCGGAACTTATTCTTGGCTATATAGTCTTGTAAGTTGTTAATCAGTGCCACCTTTTTAGCAGGAGAGCCCCCGAACTGATAAGGAATAAACGGAACTCCTAAGTCTCCAAGCCATTCAGACTGCATATCCCCACCCATTCCAGTGGCATCGGTGATAAATTCCCCGCCATACTTCCTATATATGTTTAAAACATCTTCAAAGATGTTCTCCCAAGATACAGCCCCACCACCAGCACGATACACATTTACCTGTAAATGCGGTCTAACAGTGACATCCCAGGTAATAATGCCTGTAAAGTCTCCCTTACGACCAAAGTCTACTCCATGTAAATACATATGATTATTAGACGGAGGGATGCTGGGTTTTAGGGTAGTATCAATACAAAGGTCAACATCGGAATCTTTAAAAGCAGCCAGTAACGAGTCAGTAAACTTCCCCTCAACACGCTCTCTGATCCATTCCTCGTCCTTATTCTCCATAGATCTAACGATCTTGTCCTGGTCTGCATACGGATTAGTACGAGAGTCTGCAAATTGGGAATAAACTCTTTCTTCAAAGTATTTGTTAGGTAGCTCGTCTAATATCTTCTGCCCACGTCTCCACAAGTTATAGTATTCCCCCTTGCCTTTAGGAGTACCAAAGCCAGCAACCACACCACCACGCCTCCAGGTTCTCGGGACCAGGACACGCTCATAAGAGTGTATTAAGTGTCTAACATCCGGAGGTTCATTTATCAGAATAAGATCATAAGCCTGTCCCTCAACGTGCTTTCCTTTGTCTTGAAGACCTACAGCTTCAATCTCTGTTCCATTATCAAGCACAATCTTGGGGTGGATACTCCTTCTGCTTCCTGTAGTAACAGAAACGACCTTATGTCTTAAAATAGGGGAATTACGAAAAGCATCTTCAATGTGTTCCCACAGTTCCATCGCTTGTTTAGATTCCGGTCCGGTACATAAGATGTTGTAAGGAGTCTGCCTGTAGAGATCAATGGATTCCCAGACTCTTCCAGGTTTTTTCTTATAACAACCCCAATGCACCGCCATGAATTTAGCTGTCCAGGTCTTTCCAGAGGAGTTTCCACCAGCAAACCAACCTTCGTCATACCTTCCTGTAAGCATATTCTTCATAAATCTGAGCTGTTCATCAGTTGGTCTAATAGGTTTATTTATATTGGGGGAGATATAAGTGCTTATAAAGAGAGCTGGATCGTCCTCGGATATTCCCCATCTTTGTGTGTAAATCTCAGGAAGGGTCTTTTTCAATTAGTTCTCCCTCTATAACTGGTAGAAATCTTTGTTTGTCCAAGTCTGCTAAAAGGTCTCTAAGCGTCCCCGTCTTCTTCCTAGCTCCTTGTTCTTTCAAGGCAGCTACTAAGAGTTTAGAGTCTACATCCATTTCTCCTGTTTGGATCTTATGTCCTCCTATGGTGATGATGTCTTGAATAAGCTCGTCAGCGTCTACAAACTCTTCTAGCTGATCTATCTTGGATAAAGCATGTTTCTCTGCTGCTTGAGTAATCATAGCCTTAGCATCGTTTATATAGGATGAGTGATTCTTAATATGCGTTTTATAAGTAGCTTCCGGGATAAAAAGATTGTATTCATCCTGGACCATCAGTGCTGTCTCCTTGGCTGTATGGGAAACAAGGTACTTGTCTATCTCAGATCTGATAGGCTTATCGTCATCCTGAGCCATACATACAGGACATGCTGGGTGATTGGTGTATTTATATTCTGTTTTACCTACTTTAATCTTTCCTGTTAGCATTTTTCCCATGTTTCCTACAAAGATAAAAATCTTTGATTTCGAAATCTATTTCTACTTCATATAAGGATGTGTCAAAAGAGGGGCAGTCAGGATAGGAGCAGCGATTCCTTTCCCCACTGGGGGCGGCCTCCGGTGCAATTGATGATACAAGCAGGAAAGCTCTTCCATATCTCGTAAGAGTGAGGGGAAGATCTGATAAGAAGCTTGTAGGATTCAATTGGAACTCCCTTAGACTGATTGTTTTCACATGTATGTGTTAACACAATGGGGGACTTATTCAAGTAAAGTGTTAACAGAGTGGTTTAAGGCTGTTATGAGGGGGATCTGAAAGGGTACAGATGTGGGACCGGTGATTCAGATTTTGTGAAAGGGGGTAATACATATAAAAAAATTTAGAAAGTTTTCGGGTGTGCCACCCCGTACTCCCCGGAGTGCATATGTAAACATGGAAAAGCACTAACACACATAGTACTATAGGTCGCTTTGCTCGAATATGGGCATTAGACATAGGATATCCAAAGTGCCAAATGCTGGTATAGAGCCAACAAGTGGAAACATGTCGTATAATCGACATTATACGACGTCTCTACAATGACTTCTAAGGCGTTAAAGTGGATAAAGAGGTATTGAGAGTGGTGAGGAGTGCGTAGGTA